TGCGTTTGCTTGTAAATAAGCGGCATTTGCAGTTGTACTAACTGTATTTGCCAAATTATATCCAGACTGCGCTGAAACTGTGGCAGCATTGGCTTGAGCATAACTTGCTTGTGAGTATACTAAAGTTGCTGGCGCTGTGTTTTGATATGAAGCGTCACCAAAAGAAATTCCACCATTAACCAACAATGGTTCATACATTGTAATAATATCTTCATTAATAGTGGCAATAATATCATTTGAAGTTGTTCCACCAGCAATAAATACAATATTTGCACCATAAGAAGCAGTACCAATAACAAGGTTTGCTACGTTACTTAATGCTGTAGGACCTTGAACATACAAATATGCATCCAATGGTTTCATAGAAGAATATGTTGGATTACTAAATGTAGATCCATTGATACCCAAATCAATATAATTATTTGAATTGGTACCTGTGTCCGAGGTAACAATTAAATCACCTGAACCATTACTATTAAAGTTTTGTAAATTTAATTGTAAAAAAGTTGGATCCGAACCAGAAAATTGTGCAATAGTGTTTGAAAATACTACAGGATTACCACCAACATTTAAAATTTCATTAGAATAAAGACCTTGTGCCAAAGTATGTGCCGTCATTTGAAATGTAGTATCTGTAGGAATATCTACACCAGCAAAAATTGTATTTGCCGTATTGGCATTAATCATTGTAAAAAACGGTAATTGCGTTATTTTTACGGAGCTCATTTCTTATCCTAAAAGTATTATGTCGTTGTTTTGTGTTACAATTCTATTACCAAATTGGTCTGTTAACTCAGGGAAGAATTGAGTTCCAACAGGACCATCAATTCTAACGTTGGTTGTTAATACAGTCCTTCTAACAGTCATTAATGAATTAGCAGCAGAAGTTAAATTAGAACCTACTGTAATTGTATTGGCACTAGCATTAACTCCAATAACCAACAATTCTGAATTATTAGCAACCAAAACATGGTCACCAGGGTATACAATATCTAAAATAGGAGCCGCAGTATTGCTATAATTTTCATTATTAACGATATCATAAGAACCAGTCAGACTTGATATATTTATCACATTGCTACCAGCATTTGCCGTTACATAAGCAACATTTGCATAGGTCAACCAAACATTATCTTTCAGTACAACAGTATTTGCTTGGCCATCGTTAATTGATATAACCTCTGAACGAACTTGGAATCCATTGGTTAATGTTAAAGTTATAGAATCGTTTGGAAGAATAATTTGCTGTAAATTGGCACCAACTAAACTACCAAATTGAATAATATTATTACTCTGATTTACATAATCAGAAGTCATTGAAGCATAAGATCCTGGATCACCAGTATAATAACCTAATGTGTGTCCTTGATCCAAATAACCAGATTCAGTAAAGTTGATATTTGCTTGACCTTTCATAGCAAAACGACCAATAACCTGCATACCTGATGGATGTAGTAAATCTAATAAGGTTTTTCTATAAGCAGCAATCTCTTTTTCTAATGTAATTTCATAAGTGTAGTTATTGTATTTTGGACTTTGTAATACATCATATGAACTTAATTGGCCAGAACTGTCCAAATATTGACCTTGAGAAATTGCCAAACCATTCAAGAAACTTGTATTTCCTCTAGCTGTACCGTCACCGTAGGTAATTACACCACTACTATCATACTTGGAGTTTACATTCAATGAAGCATAAGAATTGTTTAATCTTAATACTGCACCAGTTGGATGATATCCTGGATTCGTAATAGGACCAGCATATTCTACAACCAATGGTAAGTTATAATTTGGAACATTATTATAGTTATAGAGGCGAATATTGTAAAGTGATTGTGCTGTATTGGCAAAAGAAACCAATTGTGTAATTGAATCTACAGTAGCAATATAACTACTATTGTTCAAACTAACACCTTGATATACAATATCGCCTTTAGTTGGCAGGTTAGTAATTGATACATTACTTACACAGATATCTTGTACTTTTAGTGAAATATTTGGAGTACTAATGTAATCTGTGCCTGGATCCGTAATATTGAAAGTTGAAATAGAACCCACACGGTTATAAACAGGAGAGAATGTGGCACCAGAACCTAATACACCTGGAACATAAATTGAAGCATTTGATGCTTGTGTATTGGCTGAATGTACGGTAACGGAAGGTAAACCATTTACTCTATAACCCATACCACCTAATGGATAACGATGTGGTGTCTGTTCATATGTTGAATAAACATAATTAATGGCAGTAATCATTCCGTTGGATGCTACCTGAGTTACGTTTGCGTGTGCTCCATAACCAGTACCACCAGAAAAAACAATAGTATCATTAACTTGATAACCTAAACCACCATTAACAATTTGAATTGGTGCTAAAATACCTAAGTTGGTCAAATTACTAACTAAACTATCTTCGACAGCAAATTCTGAAGTGGCCACAACTGTAGGTGGCTGAGTGATACCACCACCAGCATTTTGAACTAAAATGGAACCGATTGGATATGTTGAGAATCCAGTAAACGTAAAGGCATTGGCCAAAGAAGTGTTGGCATTAGCTGTTAAATTATTAGCAAAGTTATACTGAGATTGTGTCCAATTTGTAGAAAATGCACCACCAGATTCGTTTCGTGGGTCTTTAGTATTGGCACCAACGGAGTATGGTAAACCATTATGGTAAACGTTTCCAATATACTCAAAACGTTTCAAAGCAATAACGTCAGTAGGAATTAATGATACATTGGCAACGCCAGCTGGGTTTAGAGAACCAACAACAGCAATTGGTGCCGCAGCACCAGCATTCAAATCATTAAAAGAAATAACGGTATTTGGATAAGCAGTATAACCATAACCACCGGTAAGTACTGTAACCCGTTGAATGGAACCGGAGGTGGTCGTGGCAACTGTTGCAGTAGCACCATGACCTGTATTTGAATTTAAACCACCGTAAAACACTACAGGATCACCTGGTTGATATGCCAAACCTCTATTGTTTGGATCGACTTTTACTTGAGAAATCTGGCCAATAACTTTTGCGGATAAAGTTTCAGCACCAGGTGTACCAACTGGTACTTGTTGACCATTTAAGAAATAAACATCTTGGTTATTACTATCAACAACACGAACAAATTCTCCAGATTGGAACAAACGTTCAATATTTGAAATAAAGACTTCTGTTTTAGTTCCATCAAACGTTGAAGTTTCAATTGTTGCAATTGACTTGGTTGTTTCACCAAAGATTCTTAAATTGGCAATATTTAAAAAGTTTGGATTATTACTGGCTAAGTTAAGACTTTGAGCCACATACCATGTTCCAGAGGATGCTTTTAATACAGCATCTTCGGTAAAGAAGAAATCAACATCGGTATTATAAAGAATACGAAATAAAAATTTGTATGAAGCGGGCGTACCTTTAGTCTGATACAACTCTTTAGCAATTTTAATTACTTTTGTTTTATCAGTTAATATATCCGCAGGGAAAAAAGGTAAAAAATCATTAGTAAAGAAATCTAAAAACTGAGTTGTAGTTTCATCAATATCTTTATAGGTTAAAAGATTCTTCGAAACATCAGTTACATTGCCTTCTTGTTCTAACCATTCGTAATATGCTTGTACGAATGCCACAAAATTAGCATATGACGGATCTTCCCGAATAAACTCAGGAAGTTGTGACGCTACTAATAGCGAGGTTTTTTGATTACTTTGAATCATGAATTCGTTTTAGCAGTAACGTTAACTGTAATGGCATTAGGATCATAAGGATCGATTGTTATAATTCCATTGAATGTAGATGAAATTATTGAGGTTGTTGGAGTTGCAGTAATTGCCAACTCTCCTAATGGATTATCTATGCCAACAGGATTAAAGTTATTTAATGTAATAACACCATTAATATAGTCTACAGTACCAACATTTGAATTTAAAATGGTCTTAACTTGATTTGCATTATAGTAATAAGTTCTTAGTGCACCAAATCTCCCCTGAAGATTAACTACAACTGCACCACCTTGACCTGTTGTATCGCCAGTTTGTGGAGTAATTGTTGCAATAGCACTCGTATAGTTATTTCCTGATGAAGTAACATTAACAGCAGTAATTGCACCACCAACAATAACTGCATGTGCTTCTGCACCAGTTCCGTCACCAGTAATAGTAACTTTTGGTGGTAACTGATAACTATAACCAGGATTAATAACTGAAATAGTATCTACACCATATGTTGCTGATGGAACTTCTTCGATAAACACACCAGTAATTGTATTAGCCTTGTTTACGGGATCCAAATATTGAATGTCTGGTGAATTACTAATACCACTTAACAATACACCTTTTTTTAATGGTGTATGGTAATATAAGTTATAAGTTTGTGTAGAAGATAAATTAGGGAAAAACTTCTTCTGTAATTGTAAATTAAAGTCACTGGTCACAATAGAAGCGTCATAACTTTGGATCGTATTTAATAAATCGTAGGCATTAAATGATGAATTAAATGTATTAAGTGTGGATGTACCAAACTTTTGAATAGCATTTGTAATACCTGCCTGAATTTGTGAAGCTGTTTGTGTAGTCTTAGTTGGATCATATAATACATCAACAGTCAATGCGATATAAGTATAATCTGGATCGACAATAGAAGGTTTAACAGTTAATACTGAAATTGGTGAAATAACTTCGGATAACAATCTTGTCTTTTGTGTGGCAGTCAATGTATAAGAACCTGTTGGTTTTAAACAAATGAATACTTGGCCATATACTGGTGGACTATTTTCTTCACCACCCCATACGTTTACAGCATCAAAAGAAATACCTAATTTATTTTCCTGTATCATACTAATGTAATCACTCTTAGTCACCGCACGATTTTGAGCAGCATATGACTTAGGTGCTTGAAACTTAATAGAATCAATAGACTCTTTATCACCACCTTGTGTGGCAGAAGTTACCGAAATAACAGCAGAAGGTGGATAACCTGAAACAGTATTCAATAATACAAACGAATTGGCACCAGCGCCACTCGTACCTTCAGTTGAAAGGTAGTTTACTCGTAAAATATTACCGTCAGATAATTTTTGACCCAATACACCATCACCAAAATAAATTTGATAGTTTCCATTTAATGCTTCTTGTAAGAAATATACCTGTGAAGTATTAGTTAATTGTAAGAAATTGGAAGCAGGGTTATAGATAACTGTGAATGAATTGGATGAAGATTGTTGTACAGACACTTGTAATGTTGTTGTATCGATAGCATTGTCTGGAATTTCAAACAGATACTTTGGATTTGTAGAAGAATCTACAGTAAATGAATAAGTTGCTGGTACACCTTGTTTAATTACCACATTTTGAAAAGTGGCAGTATTATTTACTGTGTTGACTGTATATGAATCAGGATTAGTAAAGGTATAGTTTACCCCGTTAATTGCAGCAGAACCAAAACTCTGATAGGCAGGTAATGTTAAAGAACCTGTAGTAACGCCAGTAAATACAACGTTAACCGTGGCAGTAGGGGCAATGGCTGATTTTGGTGTATAACCTAAAACTTTTGCTTGAGAAACGACAGAACTTCTTTGTACTGCCGAATCCAAAAACATTTCATTAGCAACTTGATTCAAATAATAAGCATTATATTGTGTATTGTATGCCAGTACGTCCAAAAGAACATTTAGACCAGAACCTTCAAAGTTATAGTCTTGGAATGTATTTTGACCCTGTAAATAGGTAATAAAGTTAGACTTGATAGAATCAAAATCTAAATTTGTTAATTGCATGTTACTATTTGCGCCGGCCATTATCTGGTCCTTTGTAATAAAATGTTAATTGCTGTAGGTGATGTTTGATTACCTATAAAAACCGTTAGTGCCACATTAAAGGCATTACCATCTGGATTAGCACTCACAACAAGAGTATTGATTCTGGCTCTTGGTTCGTAGTTTGTAATCGTCCGAGTGACTTCATTCTGAATTAGTGTGGCTGTTAATGGAGTTACTGGTTCAAACAATAATCGATTTAATGTACTTCCAATGTCTGGTTGAAACAACCGGTCATATAAATTGGTATTCAAAAGATTACGGATTGAACGGATTACTGCCTGTTCATCATATTTCATAGACACATCACCTGTTGCCGGTGAAGGCAAGAAGGTTAAATCTAAGTCTGAGTATATGTGTTGATTGATTGCCATTCTTTATTTATGTTGATTTTGGTAGTAAAAAATCTATTTTAATTTAGGTAATTCATTTAAGTTAGCAGCTGCCAATAACATTTGCTGGCTACTTTCATTAGCTTTAACCATTTCATTTCTGAATGATTCTACTGCTGCTCCTGTACCTCTTTGTTGTTGACTGTTTTCAATTAATAATATTGGAAGCCAAGCCATGGAACAACCCCATTCTTCTACATCAGCACCAGTATTAGGGTTTTTACCAACCACTTTCATAAACCATGAACATTCGAGTTGTTGGCATGGTTTCATTCCTAATAAAGGACAATTTGCTTTTGTTTCAATTTTCATTATAATATCACTTTCTTATCATGTATTTGATGTGTTTGCCGTAATTTTTAGTTCCATAGAAACAAATTCCCAGGATTCTGTTGTAGTGTTCCAAACTGGCGCTGTATTTGCTGGAATATCACCTGGAAATAGTGGTTTTACCCATTGTGGATTTTCTGCCGTCATAATTATTCCTTAGTTTTTAGTGCAAATGATTGCATCAACATATTGTACAGCTAAATTTGAAATTGTGTGGTTATGTGCAACTCCACTACCATTGTTTTGTGTACTGATTCCTGTTCCTGCACCATATGTACCAATACCCGTACTTGCACCATAAATGCCAACACCAGTGCCGGATCCGTAAGTATATAGATACACACCACCACCAGAGGTTGTTGATACGGCATCATATGAGAAATTTCCTGCTACACTAAAACCACCTTGTGTAGCAACTTGGTCGTCCGCACCAAAAATATGAGCATGTCCAGGATCATAAACTCCGTGTGAGTGACCAGGATCTGAAATTCCGTGGTTGTGTCCAGGATCCGAAACTCCGTGATTGTGTGCAGGCATCTGACTGGTGTTAATTGCAGTACCGTCAACAGTAGTACTTGCGGAGAAGGCTGAAGTAAATGCAACTGAACCTCCAGAACCAACAGAACCAGAACCATTAACAATTCTCAGAGCTTTATCGTTGTGGGTGGTTTGTCTTGTCCAACCCGTAGGTGCGGCAGCTTGTTGAAATATTAATGCAGTACCTGCTGGAAAGTATGCACCAGCCGCCAAAGCATTGGCTGAATTGGCTTGTGAAAATGCTGAAGCTGTTAAATTATTTAAAGAACTAATATTATTGGTATGTGTATTAGCTAATGTATATACTGATGCTGCATAACTGTTTACCGCTGAAATATTTGTATTTTGAGTTGTATCAACACCTTGTGTATATGATGTAATTGTGTTTGCTTGAGTATAAGCTGCATTGGCAGTTGCATATGCAGAGGCAGCATATGTGTTTACTTGAGTAACTCCTAATCGAGCCACTCCGTCAGTAGCAGTACCACCACTTAAACCATTGGCAAAATTATAAACATTTTGTGCATAATTATTAAGTGAAATGATTGAATTATTCTGTGAAGTGTTTATACCTTGGTTAAATAAAGCAATTGTATTGGCTTGATTGTATGCTGCATTAGCTTGTATAAACGCAGCATTAGCTTGAACGTAAGCAGGATCTATAGCAACACCTGGAGTACCTAATGTACCAGTAACATTGGAACTGCCAATAATACCTATAACTTGATTTACAATGGATGATACAACATTGGCATCTAACGGTAAATTAAAATTAATCATTAGTATCCTAACTCAGAGTGTAGTTTGCTGGTTCCAATTAGTTGAATGAGTGAGTTTTGTGTACCACCCATATTACTAAATTGTAGGAGTGTTTGATAGTCTTGTAGAACTGATAAAGAATTTTGATAAAATGCCCAATCTTGTGTTCTTTGGCCATCAACCAAAGTTTGTAAAGTTTGTACATCAGATACAATTACATTCATTGCTGCATTTGATATATTACTTGTATTTGCTGTAATTGAATTATTTAATGTATTATAATCAATGGTAATATTATTACTTGAATTTGATAACTGTGGTCCAATATACAAACTGGTAAAATTACCAAGTATAGGTGTATTATTTTGTACACCATCTGTTGTACTGGTTATGTTTAACATCTGGCGACCAACAGCCAAAGCAGAAGTTAAATCTGGATACAAAGCAGTATTGGCAGAACGAGAAACACCAGATAAATTATTAGTATGAGTTGTAAAACTAATTAAAGATG